GGCTGGTTTATTCATGAAATTGGCTTATTTGATGATGAAAATAATCTGATCGCCGTAGGTAACTACCCTGCTACTTATAAGCCCAACTGCCTTGAAGACAGTAGTCGAACACAAGTGATTAGAATGGAGTTCATTGTCGATAACACAGAAGCTATTGAGCTGAAAAACGAAACAACTGAAGTATTTGCCGCACGGAAATACATTGAACCAAGAGCCGACGCTACTCAAACGACTGCAACTCAAAAATATGTTAATGATACAATTACAGCAAAAATCACTGCTCATGAAAAATCAACCAATCACCCAAGTGCCACTACAAGAGCTAAAGGTTTTGTGCAACTGAATTCAGAAATTGATTCTAAGATCGAAACTCAAGCCGCAACGCCATTAGCGGTCAAAAAAGTGTATGATGTGGCAAACGGAGCATTAAAACGTGCTGGTGACACAATGACAGGTCAATTGACATTATCAAGTAACGGATTGAAAATTAACAATTCTAACAATGATTCAATGATATTGATGACTTCAAGCGATAGTTATTCACATGCGTTTTATGATGCTAAAACTAACAGATCGGAAAACAAATTAGACTACGATTCAACCGAAAACATTTGGCAATTTAAAAATGTAAAAGATGTAACTATTAACGATAAATCAGTTCTAAAAGCTGGTGATTATGGGATTGGTGCAAATTTCGGTGCTCCATTGAGTGATCCAGAAAAACGATTGTTAACCGGTTTCTATGGCATAAATACCAATAAACTTGTCTCAAACCCTCCAAAGTTAACATATACTCGTAATTCTGCAGCGTTGGCAGTTTATGGTGGGGATGGTTATTACAATGGTTGCGTTGAGCAATTATACGTTGCTGAGTATGAATTACCAAGACTTTTTAGTCGTTGTGGATATTACACTGAAAAAAAAGCTTGGGTTGAGACCATCACAGAAGCAAATATAGATCGTTTTTTAACACCAGTCGGCGTCCCACTACCATGGCCTAAATCTAAACCACCTGTAGGATATTTGGAGTGTAATGGAGCTAACATTGATACGGAAAAATACCCGAAACTAGCTTATGCATATTGGGATAATAAATTACCAGATTTACGAAATTGGGATAATTCTAGAAATCAAGATCGCCCTGATGGTAAAGATATTACATTTATGTATATAGTTAAAGCTGAATAACATTCAAGAGATGGATGAAATTCCTGATGATTTTACAACTTAAAGACTAGCCAAAATAAAGTAACTAGTAAACAAAAACCTTAGTAATTTCACTAAGGTTTTTTTATTCATATTCTTTATTTCTAGAGATTTGCTATTTTAGCTGTTTGTAATAATTTTTGTCACAAAACAATTGATTAACAATTTTTTTGTGACTGTGTCACTATCTTTATTAAGCTATTTTATAAAATGCAAATTTAATGCACTTTATAAAGTATTTATTAACTAGACATTTATAACAAACACAATCACCTCATTCGCTCTATAGGCGATCCGAGTTTTTGTTTGTAGGGTTAAAAATATGAGTCAAAAATTTTATACGCTAATTACTCAACAAGGAGCAGCATTACTAGCCAATGCTACCGCTTTAGGTATTCCACTTAAATTATGTAAGATGGCTGTTGGTGATGCAAATGGTAGTGCGACAACACCAGATGCCAGTCAAACCAAATTAATTCATGAAGTATATAAAGCACCGCTTAATACATTAACCACGGATGAAAAAAATCCTAATCAAATCATTGCTGAATTAGTTATCCCTGAAAACCAGGGGGGGTGGTTTATTAATGAAATTGGTTTATATGATGAAGATGATACTTTAGTCGCTGTCGGTAATTGCCCTACTACCTATAAACCACAACTATCTGAAGGCAGTGGTCGAACACAAGTCATACGAATGATTTTTGTGGTTGATAATGTTAATGCGGTTACCCTTAAAATTGATCCATCTATAGTATTAGCCACCCGTCAATATGTGGAAGATTTAATCACCAGCAAAATGGCCAATCATGAACAAACTACTAATCACCCTAGTGCCACCACAAACTCAAAAGGGTTTGTTCAGTTAAATTCAGCCATTGATTCTAATCTTGAAAACCAAGCAGCAACACCTTTGGCAGTTAAACAAGTTAATGAGCGCGTAAACGAAATTACTGATAAATTTCATTGCGATGGACTTGAATCTCGCATCTATTCAGAAGATAAGCGATTTTGCTTGCTTATACGTAACGATGGCTCAATTGTGGGATATGATGTTGATGAAAATAAAATAATATGGCATTTTCAAAGAGAGGGATTCTTAAATGCAAAAATATCAATGGATAATATTTTTGATTTAGAACACTTTATTAGTAATAAATCGATTCCAGTTGGAATTCCACAACCTTGGCCATGTAATCAACCTCCTGAAGGCTGGCTTGAGTGTAATGGTTCACCTTTTGATAAAGAACAATTTCCTAAACTAGGTGCCGTATACCATCGTTGGCTACCAGATTTGCGAGGTGAATTTATAAGAGGTTGGGATCACTGGAAAGATGCTGATCCAAATCGAGAAATATTAAGCTGGCAAGATTGCATGATTCAAAGTCACAACCATAGTACACTAATTGCAACCTACAATGAGCAAGGTGATGGGAATCCATGGGGGTCTGGTAGTAATAGATATGAAGAAGATTATATTTTTGACACAGCATATACGGGCGGACATGAGACCCGTCCCCGCAATGTCGCATTTATGTATATAGTTAAAGCAGAATAATTAGGAGAAAAATAATGAAATATCAACTTCAACCAGAATCAGCAATATTAGATAATGACGGCTTAACAATTTGAGCTGACTGGGCAATTGTTTATAACATTGACATTAAAGGTGAATTTCTACAAACAACCTATCAATATTTACCAATTGGTGTTAGTTTACTGGCTAATGCTTAATTACTAGTTGAATTGAAAAACTATCGAGTGCTGGTAAATCGCATTGATATCGAACAAGCGCCTAATATCGAATGGCCAAACCAACCAAAATAAAGCTAATTAATCAACAAAAACCTTAGTAATTTCACTAAGGTTTTTTTATTCATATTCTTTATTTCTAGCAATTTGCTATTTTAGCTGTTTGTAATCATTTTTTTTACAACCCCATCCATTAACTAATTTTTTTAGACTGTGTCACTATCTTTAGCAATCCATTTTATAAAATGTAAATCTAATGCACTTTATAAGGTATTCATAAACTAGACATTTAAAACAAACACAATCAGCTCATTCGATCGCCTATAGGCGATTCGAATTTTTTTATAGGAATGAAAATATGAGTCAAAAGTTTTATACGTTAATTACTCAACAAGGGGCAGCATTACTAGCCAATGCTACCGCTTTAGGTATTCCACTTAAATTATGTAAGATGGCTGTTGGTGATGCAAATGGTAGTGCGACAACACCAGATGCCAGTCAAACCAAATTAATTCATGAAGTATATAAAGCACCGCTTAATTCATTAACCACGGATGAAAAAAATCCTAATCAAATCATCGCTGAATTAGTTATCCCTGAAAATCAGGGTGGTTGGTTTATTAATGAAATCGGTTTATATGATGAAGATGATACTTTAGTCGCTGTCGGTAATTGCCCTATTACCTATAAACCTCAACTATCCGAAGGCAGTGGTCGAACACAAGTCATACGAATGATTATTGTGGTTGATAATGTTAATGCGGTTACCCTTAAATTTGATCCATCTGTAGTATTAGCTACCCGCCAAGATGTGGACAATTTAATCACCAGCAAAATGGCCAATCATGAACAAACCACTAATCACCCTAGTGCCACCACAAATTCAAAAGGGTTTGTTCAGTTAAATTCAGCCATTGATTCTAACCTCGAAAACCAAGCGGCAACACCTTTGGCCGTAAAGAAAGCATACAATCTGGCAGTTGACGCAGCAAAAAAAGCTAATGATTTAATATCTGCTCATGAAAAATCAACCAATCACCCCAACGCTACTACAAACTCAAAAGGGTTTGTTCAGTTAAATTCAGCCATTGATTCTAACCTCGAAAACCAAGCGGCAACACCATTGGCCGTAAAGAAAGCATACAATCTGGCAGTTGACGCAGCAAAAAAAGCTAATGATTTAATATCTGCTCATGAAAAATCAACCAATCACCCCAATGCTACTACAAACTCAAAAGGGTTTGTTCAGTTAAATTCAGCCATTGATTCTAACCTCGAAAACCAAGCGGCAACACCATTAGCCGTAAAGAAAGCATACAATCTGGTTACTGACGCAATAAAAAAAACAAATGATTTAATATCTGCTCATGAAAAATCAACTAATCACCCCAATGCTACCACAAACTCAAAAGGGTTTGTTCAATTAAATTCAGCTACTAATTCAACAATTGAAAATCAAGCAGCGACACCCAAAGCAGTTCATGATACTTATGAGTACACTAGAGTAGTCGATAATAAAGCAATCACTGCTCATGAGCATGCCAATAACGCTCATAATAAAATTAGTGAGACCAACAATGCATTATCAAATATAACAGATAGATTAAAATATTTAAATGATCGCTCTCAACTATCGACAGCTAACAAACGTTATGTTTTTGTTATCCAAGACGATGCTACTGCAGGTGTATTTGATGTTGTTAATGATAAATTTGTCTGGCATTTCAATAATGATGGTTTGTCTGCAGGCTATGTTGATTCATCACGAATTGGAGGATTAGATAAATTTGTTAGGGATAGAACTACACCGGTGGGAGTACCGATGGCTTGGCCACAAGTTCAACCACCTGATGGATATTTTGAATGTAATGGGGCTGAGTACGATAAAAACCAATTCCCAAAACTGTCTGCAGCATATCCATCCGGAAAATTACCAGATTTGAGAGGAGTTTTTATTCGAGGTAAGGATAACGGTAGAGGATTAGACCCCGAAAGAGATATTCTAAGTTTTCAGGATGATGCCATAAGAAATATTTACGGAGAAGTTATGCCAATACATGATATGGATGGTTATAATCCTATTTTGTCGGGGGCATTTACTAGAACTCAATCCGTGTCTACAGGAGGTTCTCAATTCACGTCTACAGGAGGTTCTCGACATTTAACATCTAACTCTAGTTCAACAGAAGAATCTCTAGTTAATACACCTAACTCTAGTTCAACAGAAGAATCTCTAGTTAATACACCTAACTCTAGTTCAACAGATAGATCTGGAAGTCGAGGAGGAAGCGGTGTTCGACCGGAGACCGGAGGAGGAAACGGAGGAACAACGGGGTCTCGACCAGGCACTCCTACAAAATACCCAAATGGATTAGGTTTTAATGCATCAAAAGTTGTACCTGTTGCTAATGAAAACCGTCCCCGCAATGTCGCATTTATGTATATAGTTAAAGCAGAATAATTAGGAGAAAAATAATGAAATATCAATTACAACCAGAATCAGCAGTATTAGATAATAACGGCTTAACAATTTCTGCCGGTTGGACAATTGTTTATAACGTTGATGCCAAAGGTGAATTTCTACAAACAACCTATCAATATTTACCAATTGGTGTTGGCTTACCAGCTAATGCTTATTTAGAAGCACCAAAAAGTGTTAAAGATAATCAGGCAATCATTCATGATGGTCAACAATGGACCTATCCTAAAGATTTGCGTGGCACTAAAATTTACTCAATTGAAACAGGTGCAGAAACCACCCTTCAAGAGGTAGGTGAAATTCCTGATGGTTATACTGATTTAAAACCAGCCAGTGAATTTGATAGCTGGGATGGAAAAAAATGGCAATTTGATAAAAATAAACAGCATCAATATGAAATCAATCAAGCTTCAACCAAGAAAAATCAACTTCTCGCTGAAGCAACAACGCAAATCAGTTATTTACAAGATGCCGTTGATTCACAAATTGCCAATGAGCAAGAAGCACAGTTATTAATTGAATGGAAAAAATATCGAGTGCTGGTAAATCGCATTGATATCGAACAAACACCAAATATTGACTGGCCAAAAAATCCTAATAGTTAATTTTAAGAATAATCACTGTCATTTAGCTATACGATTTAGGATAATAAATGACAGTTTTTAAGTTTGTTATATACATTATATCTGATAAAGATTTTCAATATAAATTGTAATAATTTTAAGTACAAATCCAATCACTAACTCCTTTGTATTAAATATGTAAATATTGATTAGTACATTAACTTTACAATATGTAAATTACAACGGAGAACTTATGGCTAACGACTATCATCACGGCGTCCGAGTCATCGAAATCAACGAAGGTTCACGCTCTATCAGAACAGTATCAACTGCTGTTATTGGTATTGTTTGTACTGGCGATGATGCCGATGCGACGCATTTTCCACTTAACACCCCAGTTTTGATTACCAATGTCAATACTGCAATTGGCAAAGCTGGCTCAATAGGAACACTTAAACCAACACTAGAAGCAATTGCAGATCAATGTTCACCTGTTATTGTTGCGGTTCGTGTTGAAGAAGGTGCAACTATTGAAGAGACTGAAGCAAATATCATTGGTAGCACGACTGAAGATGGCAAATATACTGGTATGAAAGCACTGCTTTCAGCACAAACTCAATTAAAAGTAAAACCACGTATTTTAGGCGTGCCTGGTTATGACTCATTACCTGTTGCAACTGCGTTAATCTCATTAGCACAAAAATTACGTGCCTTTTGTTATGTTTCAGCTTTTGGTGCTAAAACCAAAGAGCAAGCGGTACTTTATCGCGATAAATTAGGTGCTCGTGAAGCAATGGTAATTTGGCCAAATTTTATCGGCTTTGATAACACACAAAAACAAAATGTCACTTTAGCTGCAACGGCTAGAGCTTTAGGACTACGTGCACAAATTGACCAGAAAGTTGGTTGGCATAAAACATTATCAAATGTTCCTGTCAATGGTGTTACAGGTATTTCTAACGATGTATTTTGGGATTTGCAAGAAGAAAGTTCTGATTCAAATTACTTAAACGAACACGATGTAACTACCTTAATTTGCAATCAAGGCTATCGCTTCTGGGGATCTCGAACTTGTTCTGCTGATACATTATTTGCGTTTGAAAACTACACTCGTACAGCACAAGTATTAGCTGACACTATCGCTGAAGCACAATTTCAATTAGTTGACGCACCAATGCATGCTTCTTTAATTAAAGATTTAATTGAATCAATTAATAATAAATTCCGTGAATTAAAATCTAACGGTTATATTATTGATGGTAAAGCATGGTTTGATCCTGAAGCTAATACAGCAGACATTCTAAAAGCAGGTAAATTATATATTGATTATGATTATACACCTGTCCCGCCACTTGAAAATCTTATGTTACGCCAACGCATTACCGATAAATATTTGGTTGATCTGGCTAATTCTGTCGCCACTAACTAAGGGGAATAATTAAATGGCTCTACCAAAAAAACTCAAATACTTCAATGTTTATGTCAACGGAAACTCTTTTGTTGGTGAAGTCGAATCATTCACACCACCAAAATTAACACGAAAATTTGAAAATTATCGTGGTGCAGGCATGCCAGCAAGCGTTCCAATCGACATGGGATATGAAGATGATGCATTAAATATTGAATGGACAATCGGTGGATTAGCTCATGAAGTACTAAAACAGCATGGTAGTTCACTTAATGGCGTCACTTTACGTTTTGCAGGTGCTTATCAAAAAGAAGATAGTGAAAACTTTGTTAAAGTTGAAATTATCGTTAACGGTCGTCATAAAAAACACGATCGTGGTGAACTTAAACTGGGTGGAAGCAACCTAACCAAAATTACGACGAAATGCACTTACTATAAAGAGATCGTCGATAACGAAGAAATTATTGAAATCGACGTGATCAACATGATCGACAAAGTAAATGGTAAAGATCGTCTATCAAAAGCACGCAATGCAATTGGACTATAAAAATTATATTTACAATTAATTATTTAGATAAAAAAGCCCGAAAGGGCTTCTTACGAGGGGAAACAAATGGCTAATATAAAAAAAATCACTTTAAAAACTGGAATTACATCAGGTAAATCCACCATAAACGAATTAACTATTCGCAAACCTTTAACAGGTGATTTACGTGGAGTTAAATTACTCGAATTTATTGATTTAGATATCGATTCATTAGCAAAAGTATTACCACGCATTACAACACCATCTATTGCTGAACATGAAGTATTTAATTTAGATTTAATTGACTTATCGGAAATTACTAAAGAGGTAATTAATTTTTTGTCCCCGAACTCGAACGATGCCAACAAGGAATCCCTAACCGAGTAGAAGAGGCAATGGCAGATATTGCGTTAATCTTTCATTGGCAACCGTCTGCCATGGATGAACTAAACTTATCTGAACTCATGGAATGGCGAGAGCATGCTCGTGTCAGAAATGGTACTAATTATCAAGAATAATCACTAAATAAATTATAAAAAATAAAAGGTACCATTTGACGTTATCGATTTTTATATAATTTTAAAAATAAAATCATATTTAATTAATGCGCTCAATATAAACATCATTAATCAAAATCAGAAATACAGAGTTAATTAATTATGACCAAAAAATCTAAGAAAAAATCAAAACAAGAAAATAATAGATTTGAAGCTAATAATACGAATAAGCCTCAGTCTAATGTAAAGACTTCTGAATTTAATGATTTAAAAAAAGTTAATGAGCAGGCTAATTCTATCATCGTTAACAAAATTTCAGATAATGAAGAAAAAAGAATCTCGAAAAGTAAAGAAATAAAAGAAACTAGAGTAAATGTCGACAAACCGACATTAAAAAAATTAGAAAAAACATTTTATTTCCCTATTAAATTTAAGCCTGCAATAAATAAGGTAGCAAGACAAGTTAAAAGTCTACGTGATCTACAAGGAAAACCAATTAAATCATTTGACAATATTAAAGGTAAAATTCAATCATTTAACCAACAAATATCGCCCCTCAAAGGAGCATTAGGTATTGCTGAGCAAGTAGAATACAATGCCAAATTAGGTATAACCAAACAAAGCGATCTAATAAGTGAACAACACAAACAACTGCTAAATTTCACCAAAATCTCGGCAATACAAGCTAATTCTATCATCGTTAACAAAATTTCAGATAATGAAGAAAAAAGAATCTCGAAAAGTAAAGAAATAAAAGAAACTAGAGTAAATGTCGACAAACCGACATTAAAAAAATTAGAAAAAACATTTTATTTCCCTATTAAATTTAAGCCTGCAATAAATAAGGTAGCAAGACAAGTTAAAAGTCTACGTGATCTACAAGGAAAACCAATTAAATCATTTGACAATATTAAATTTAAAATTCAATCATTTAACCAACAAATATCGCCCATCAAAGGAGCATTAGGTATTGCTGAGCAAGTAGAATACAATGCCAAATTAGGTATAACCAAACAAAGCGATCTAATAAGTGAACAACACAAACAACTGCTAAATTTCACCAAAATCTCGACAATATCGGCCAATACATTTGGTTTACCAGTCAAAAAATCAGCAACGAATTTGAGTGAAATTACCAACCCATTTAAAATTCCAATAGAAAATATTGAAACTTTAACTGACACGATTAACTATTTAAGTGACAACACCGATGCTAATGCTGCAAACATCATTAGAAAATTAAAAAGCATGGTTGATATTGCTGATAAACTCAATTTTAAAAAAGTTATGGCATTAAATTCAGCATTCTTAAACTTAAATATAAAAACAGATGGAGTAATTGCTGATACGTACGCTATTGACAAAAGTTTATCAACAAAAACTCAATCAAATCATTTCCAAAAAACTTTACAATCACTTGAATTTGATGCCATTGGAATAATACAAAAAATACAAATACCCATTAAACAACAAAATACAACACAACAAACACAAATTCATAGAGACCTATTTAGTACCAAACAAACCCAAAACGTAAACAAGCTTACTAATAATTTGCCTTTACTTAATCAACAACAAACAATAATTAAAAGTCCAAATGCAAATGGTTCGTTACAACTAAAAGCCGATATCAAAGGTAAAAGCTTCGCTTCACAATACCAATTGTTAAAGGCCTCACTAACGAACATATCAAATTCAATCGGTGGCTCCATACAAGGACTAATAGTTAGTGCAATGCCATTGTTAACAAATCTAACAGTAAGTACCCGGCAATTGATTAATAACCACCCTACTTTTGCAGCTACGTTTATAGAAATAATCTCAATTACATCCATTATAAGTACAGCACTAAGTGCACTAGGGAAAATACCTACCAAAATCTTTATAAGTACATTAAATCGATTAGAAACTGTTATCACAACAGATAGTCGAGCATATTTACTCAATTCTATCGGGATTGTCGCCACTACTACTCTTGTAATTAGAAAAAATTGCGAACTATTCAGTGCCTTTTTCAGTGGTTTTTGTGAAAGACTTACCAATGAAATACGACCATTAAGAGATACATTTTCTTTTTTAGGCCCAATATTTACTACTACCAGTGATGCAATTGGTAGAGTAATTAATTGGTTTAGTGAATTATTAGCACTAATAAAACTATTTAAAACGATCGTTGAAGTGGTGAGTAATGTCTGGGATCTTATTAAGTCATTGCCTGACAAAATAGCTGCAATATCAAGCAAAATAAAAGAACTTCTTACTGGCGAAAATGGGTTATTGTCCATATTTACCATTTTTGGGAGTGATATTGTTAATATGCTAACAAATAGTATGAAAAATCGATGTAATGACTTAAAAGATAATATTTTAAAGTTTGGTAATGATGTATCCAGTTGGTTCAAATCAGAATTAGTAGTTAATTCACCATCAAATGTCTTTAAAAAATTCGGTATTAATGTTATTGAAGACTATCAACTATGGATTGATAGAACGCAAGGTGGTGTTCTAGATTCAATGAGTAAATTTTCTGACAAAGTCACAATAAATGCACCATACATGCCATTAAATACTATGAATAATAGAACAACCCCTATTGACAATTCGGGAATTAGTAATATTCAAGAAGGAACATCACAATACTACATTACCATCAATGCAGCACCTGGTATGAACGAACAAGAACTCGCTAGAGTGATCACTCAAGAACTTGATCGTCGAGAACAACAACAATTATTTCAAATTAGAAGCAGCTTAAGGGATATTTACTAAAATGATGATGTGCTACGGTTTTTTTGTTTTTTGCTTAAAAACATTACCCTTTCAAAATATGAAAGTAAACAAAAGTTGGAACTGGGCAGCTAATAATAGAGTCAACCAACGCTCAGCATTACAATTTACAGGTCCTAATAACGAAACAATAACTTTATCAGGTACAGTATACAGTGAAATAACTGATGGTAGAGTCAGTATTGACGACTTAGAACGCATGGCTAATTTATCAATACCAATGCCACTCATTGAAGGCGATGGTGTACTACTTGGTTTTTTTGTACTAAATAATGTTGATAAAACTTACACCGAACTAAATCGTAACGGCTCTCCGCGTAAAATTGATTTCACCATAAAACTAACTAGAGTTGATAATCCAGACTTCTTTAGTGAAAGTGCAATCAAAAATATTATTGATATTATTTAATAGGTGCAATATGGCAAGCCCTTTCTTTAAAATTATATTATTAGATGATGATAATAAACAAGACATTACTAAAAAGTTTGATAATCGTTTAATATCAATGACATATGTCGATAATAATGGATCTCAAGCAGATACAATCACTTTAGTTATTGATGATTCCGATCAAAAAGTTAATTTACCCAAAAAAGAGGTTAAATTAGAAATTACGCTTGGCTGGAGTGCTGATAACAAAAAAACTACGATGGACAATCAAGAAGAGGTAATCTTTGAAGCAAATATAAAAAATGTTTTTACCATTACTCAAGTTACGCATTCTGGAACACCTGATATCATAACTATTCAAGGTACTAGTGCCAATCTATCGGGAGAAATAAATGAAGCATCTTATGATAATACTACTTTAGGTGAAATAATTAAAAACATTGCTAAAAAAAATAAGTTAACTTATTGCTATGATGAAAAAATAGGTTCAAATCATATTTCACATATTGACCAGACACTAGAATCAGACAGCTCTTTTCTTACACGTTTAATTGATGGGTATAATGGTGGAATCACCGTTAAAAATAATATCTTGATCGCCTTCAATAAGGGGGCCGGAATAACCGTAAATGGCAAGACTATTCCACCTGCGAAAATTAAAAGAGAGTCAGGAAACTCACACTCTTATACAATCAGTAATCGTAGTCAATATACGGGAGTGCAAACTTTCTGGTATAATTACGAAAACCCAACTGAAAAACCACAAAAAATTATCTGTAAAAAACAAATAGATGACAGTGAAACTCATTATGAGGGTTCTAAAAATAAAATCAAAGTTTTAAGATATCTCTATGCAAATGAAGAAAGCGCTATAGAAGCTGCTAAAAGTGAAATGAAAAAAATTCAACGTGGTACAGCATTTTTTAAACTCAAACTTGCCTTAGGTCGTCCGGATTTATTTACCGAAATGCCTGTTGAAGTTGATGGTTTCAAACCAGAAATAAATTCAACCCAATGGACCATTGCTAAATGTACACATTCATTAAGTAAACAATCAGGATTTACAACTGAAGTTGAATTGGAGATAAAACCCCAAGAACAAAGTTACGAAAATATACTCCCAACCAAAAGCCTAAAGGCACAGTAAAGTAACCTTAACAAGGTTGGATTAATAATTTCAATCCTCAGGAAATGATGGCTCACTACAAAGAGCCATCAACTTAATCAAAAAAACTCATTAAAGTTGATAGTTAATCAAGCTATAGTTTACCGAAACTTTATGGTCATTTAATAAAAGACAATGCAAAATTAAATAAAAAGTAAAATAGAAAAATACTAGACTTAATCTTAAATTAATGTAAAATTAATCTAAGCTTAATAAAAAGGAGTTTGTCACATGAAATGTCCACATTGCCGAAATAAAACATTTATAAGATCGAGTGAAGAAATTAGTAACTTAACCCGCAAACAGTATTACCAATGCTCCAATATATTTTGCGGACATACTTTCACTACAATGCAATCAATATCTGAAACTATTGTACCCAGCGCAATACCAGATCCAAAAGTTAACATACCAATATCGCCATACAGCCGGCACGCCAAAAAAGTCTAAAACATTACCAGGTTGAATTATAAATCAATCTGGTTCCCTATTTCTAGTACAACTATCTACAGCTTACTTTCTACTTTCTACTTTCTACTTTCTACTTTCTACTTTCTACTTTCTACTTTCTACTTTCTACTTTCTACTTTCTACTTTTTTGCAAGATAAAAAGGTTAAATTCGAAAAATATCAACCGCCATTTTATCGCCACAGCCAAAAATTACACTATTAACTAAATATTATAAAAGGAAGTAACTTATTGAAATTAAATATTTTTGATGGTGGCCCCTACTGGACTTGAACCAGTGACCAATCGATTATGAGTCGACTGCTCTGACCAACTGAGCTAAGGGGCCATTTAGATGTGCTACTGACTTAGTAGGGTTGCGATTATAATAGAGTTAAATGGAATTTGCTATAGTTAAATTGATAAAATAGGTTGATTTGCTTAATTATTAAGCTTTATTTCATTGGATTTTGTCCAGTTATAAGATCTGATATTATTTGTTTAATTATCCTGATACAATAATTTGGTTTATTTTCGTGCTTTATTGGTTGAGGGAATATTATGTCTATAAAAAAATTATTACTTATTAGTACAGCCATTTCAACAGCATTTTTTTTAAATGCCTGTAGTGGTTCTAACTATCAACCTACGGCTGGTGGTAGTCAAGTTCAGTTTATTGATACTAAGCCTGCTGCTAACTGTCAATATTTAGGTAAAGCAGAAGGACGTCGTAGTACTTTCTTTTCAGGTCTGAAAACTCACAGTGAGCTTATTCGTGATGCAGCATCGGAACTTAGGAATAATGCCGCGGCGATGGGTGGAAATATGATTTACAATGCGCAAGATGCCTCACAACAATATATTTCTGATATTGCACCAACGGATGCAGTCATGGTCGGTGAAGTTTATAGTTGTAAATAA